AGAAATCATCAACAATAACGGAGTGTAAAAATATCATGAAAGAAATAACAATGTTTGAAAGCTGGGCCCATAATATATCAGAAGGCACATGGGCAATTCCTGATTCTCCAGAAGCAATATATAAACTTAAAGAAATATTAAAGCAAGAATTGCCAGTAGGTGTTGATGCTACTAATGCAACTGAAATATTATATGATATAATCGGCGACGATGATTTATTTGATTCATTGGGCGAAATGGCATCAATCGATCCGTTAGCGGATGCAAGAGAGGAAGTAATATTTTGGCTTAAGCAAAATTATCCTGATCTATGGGCAAGCGTTTCTGACAATTCGATTCAATCAGATAAATTAGCCGAAATTTAAAAAACGGTAAGGTTGGTACAGATTTAAAACAGTCCCCTATGTAAGCTCCTATATAATAATGTGATAACTAAATTATAGAAATAGTTATTTCAGCATAAATAAAATCGCATACATAGTATGTGTATCCAATATATCCACGAAGGACATATTGTTTTAGGTTAAATGAAAAGGTTATTACATAGGAGAAAGAAAATGGCTTCATTAGCAGACATGCGTGCTCGATTAGCAGCACAAGAACATAAATCATCAAACAACAATCAAGGCGGCGGTTTAACTTACACACATTGGAAAATTGACGAAGGCACTCAAGCAGTCCTGCGTTACCTTCCCGATGCAAATACTGAAAACCCATTCTTTTGGGTAGAGCGGGCAATGATTAGATTGCCATTTGCAGGTGTTAAAGGCGGGGATCAAAAAGAAACAACTGTACAAGTACCATGCATGGAGATGTACGGCGAGAACGAGGCTTGCCCTATTTTAGCAGAGGTTCGTCCTTGGTTTAAAGATAAATCATTAGAAGATATGGGTCGCAAATACTGGAAGAAGCGCACGTATGTATTTCAAGGATTTGTTCATCAAGATCCAATTAATGAAGAAAATAAACCCGAAAATCCGATTCGCAAGTTTATGATTAGTCCACAAATTTTTACAATTATTAAGGCTAGTTTAATGGATCCTGAAATGGAGGATTTACCTACTGACTATAATAATGGATTAGATTTCCGTGTTACTAAAACAAGTAAAGGCGGATATGCAGATTATAGTACTAGTACTTGGTCTCGCAAAGAATCAGCATTATCTGCAGAAGAGCACCAAGCAATTGAAACATTTGGATTAAATGATTTAAGTTCGTTCCTACCACCAAAACCAAATGACGTTGAATTGAAGGTTATTCATGAAATGTTTGAAGCAAGCGTTGACGGTCAACAGTACGATGCTGAGAAATGGGGTAACTATTATCGCCCTTGGGGAGTTGATAAACCAAGCAACGTAACCACACCAGAAGTAACACCAGTTGCAGATGTATCTAACGAAGGCAATAGTCCGTTTCACGAAACACCAGCAACTGCAACTACTACAGAAGTAGTTACCGCAACGCCAGTAAGTTCTAAAGCGGAAGACATTCTTGCGCAAATTAGAGCACGTCAGAACGTGTAAGTACTACATTGATTACAGTAACGGAGGAATGGGCAATACATTATTAGCCCATGTACTTTATTCCTGTAATCAGATTGCCGTAGATTTGAATAGTTTATATTCAGATACCGGGAATTCGCATAATATTTCTAAATGTAATGTCAGTAATTTAGGTGCATTGCATTTAGAAAATTATCCGCATCTTAACGATAAGTGTTTAATTTCCTTTAGAGCCGATAACTTTTACGAATTATTAAGGGTTAAGTTTTCGTATAGTAAGTGGCATAAAGAAACTCCAAATATCAACAATTATGCAAATTTTTTTAAAAATATTACTAATACAAATCAACAGGAAAGTTGGAGCAATTTTTATAAAGATATAAAGGACGAATCGTGGCCAGATTGTAAAACAATAGACGATGTACAAGCATTGCCTGAGTTCATACAAGCAGAAATAAAGGAGTTGTACATAGAACCAGATAGTACAATAACAAACAACAAATCGTTGTTGCAATTTCTGACAGTTAGCTATTATGATTTATATAAGGTTAATAATAGTGTAGATGGTAAATGTATATATAATATGAGTTCGTATTTAAATAATGATTTGAAGGGCATACCGGAATTGTTAAAAAAATACCTTGGGTGGGATTTTGATTATAATAAAAGTAATACATTTCACGCATCTGTTATGAAAGCTAATGAACGGTACTTGGATTGGTTCAATAAAATCATGGAAATATACAATACACTAACTACGTTTACAGAAGTAGATGTTAGTGATTTAGCGGTATGGGAAAAGGCTATTATTATAGCAAAGATACACGAACAACATAATTTGCATCCAAGTAGTATAAAATGGAATGATGTAAATTTTAAAAAAATAATTACACCAGAGGAAATAAATTATGGGAAAACCATTTGACGTAAGTAAGTTTAGAAAAAGTATAACAAAATCAATTGATGGATTGTCAGTAGGGTTTCACGATCCCACTGACTGGATTTCAACAGGAAACTACGCGTTGAATTACTTAGTATCAGGAGATTTTAATAAAGGTATTCCGTTAGGCAAAGTAACTGTCTTTGCCGGTGAATCTGGCGCAGGTAAATCTTATTTTGCCTCAGGCAATATTGTAAAAAATGCACAAGAACAAGGTATTTTTGTTGTACTAATTGATTCAGAAAATGCACTCGATGAAGCATGGTTGCAAGCACTAGGTGTTGATACTGATCCTGCCAAGTTATTAAAACTTAGTATGTGTATGATTGATGATGTCGCTAAGACCATTAGCACGTTTATGATCGATTATAAAACAATGCCAGAAGAAGAACGCCCTAAAGTAGTTTTTGTAATTGATTCTCTAGGAATGTTATTAACACCGACTGATGTTAAACAGTTTGAAGCGGGTGATATGAAAGGTGACTTGGGTCGTAAGCCAAAGGCATTAACGTCACTTGTACGCAATACAGTTAATATGATTGGTGCGTACAACGTTGGTATTATTGCTACTAACCATACTTACGCATCGCAGGATATGTTTGATCCTGATGATAAGATTAGTGGCGGACAAGGCTTTATTTACGCTTCATCTATTGTAGTTGCTATGCGTAAACTTAAACTTAAAGAGGATCAAGATGGTAATAAAGTAACAGATGTCAAAGGTATTAGAGCGGCTTGTAAGGTAATGAAAACGCGATATGCCAAGCCATTTGAAGCAGTGCAAGTTAAAATTCCATACGAAACAGGCATGAATCCATATAGTGGATTAACTGACTTGGCAGAGAAACAAGGATTGCTAGTTAAACAAGGCAATCGCTTGAAGTATCTTCCTAAAGGAAAAGTAGAAGGCGAGGAAATTATTATGTTTCGCAAAGCATGGGAAAAGAATACAGATGGCGCATTAGATATTGTGATGAAAGATATAAGCACTGAAGATGAGCTCATAACTGAGGAAACTATAGCTGAAAATATTGAAACACATGAAGCTGATATGGAGTTATTAAAGGAGTTAGAGAGTGAGTCTTGAATTACAATTAGAGATATGGGATGTACTCCAAGAACATATTGTTGATATTAAAGATGCAGCAGATGATTTTGTGGCACTATTAATTGAGAACGGAATTGCTGGTGAAAAAATAGCCGATGCTACTACTAATGATGATATTAAAAAAGCATTACTTGATTATGATGTCGATGTAGTAGTAGAAGAAGAATACGAAGACGAAGAAGACGAGTATTAAATGGTATGTGGTATTCTAAAGTTGCACAGAATCTATCGAATATTCCTCCGTTCATTGAGTATTATAATAAACAGTTAGTTAACGCCAAGAGCGAGATAATTATAGGAGGGCATGTAGAAACTAACATAAAAGAGTTGCCAGGCATCACAGAGCAGCGATTTTATCAATTACAGGAAATAGAAGCAGTACTTGAATTTCTTAATATCGAGCTGAGGCGCATAAGGCGTAAGCATTTTAAAAAATATTTAGAAGCGTACGCACGATCATTGAGTAGCCGAGATGCTGAAAAATACGTAGACGGTGAAGATGAGGTCATTGATTTCGATTTGCTAATTAACGAAGTTGCTCTATTAAGAAACCAGTGGCTAGGAATCATGAAGGGCCTAGATACTAAACAATGGCAACTAGGGCATATTGTTAAATTGCGCACCGCTGGTATGGAAGATATAGTCGTTTAATAATGTCTAATCAACGGATGAAATTCGGAATTATAAATAATATACCTATTTATAATGCCTGGGATAATGATTTCGATATAATAAGAAATGGCCACTTTCTCGAGCTATTCGTAAATCAAATACAACAAGAAAACATTGTGATAGGTGATTTGTGCCTATTTGACTGTACTAATGAAGGTATAGGTACTACTGATATCGAAACTATGATTAATGCAATTAAGCATTATTACCCCTCCTTGGAAGTGCGAGTTCTTTTTAATGTAGTTATACATGAAGCTACTAGTTATAAGTCCGCGTGTTACCCGGAGCACATGATTGCACATTGTCACTTTGTGTCTTATATTAATTCTTTGGATATTAATTGGCAAAATTTAAAGATCAATAAGTATTTTATTTCTCTACAGCGCAGGGCATCTTTATGCCGCGTCAAATTTACTAAGCAACTTCTTAGTAAATTTGACGAAGATCAATATATTCTTAGTTGTGGTAGTCATTCAAATAGAATGTTAAATGAATTTCAGAATTTAAAAGAGGCCATACATCCATATAAATTGCCTATACTAGTAGACGGAGTGATAGATTCTGATTCCAGTCAACATTATCATAGTGAGGATTTCTTTAAATGTTTTATTAATATAGTATCAGAAACAAGTTCACAAAGCGACGATGATAGTTGGCGTGAAATATTTTTAACGGAAAAGACATTTAAGGTATTTGCGTATAGACAACTACCAATATGGGCAGCAGTACCAGGAACAGTACAAGAAGTTAGAAATCTTGGATTCGATGTATTTGATGATATTATAGATCATTCTTATGATTTAGAATATAATGAGTCTGCACGCATTATAAAGGTAGTAAAGGAACTCGAACGTTTTTGTGATAATTATACAATTGAAGAATTAAATAATTTGCGCAATGATTTATGGCAACGCATAAGTAATAATATGAATATATTAACGAATATGGAAACAATACATCGTATAAAAAAGCATAATATTATAATGGAATTATTAAAATGAGTTTTAGCTCAGCACAAGAAAGTCATTTACATAGTTTAGAAACATTAGAGTTACTATATGCTTATTCGGATTTTATGGAGAGCGTGGATAGCGTATGCGATGTAGGTTGCGGCAAAGAAGGATTAGATTTAGAGTGGTGGGCAACTCGTGAAGTTAATGAGGATGATGTGACTATTCCATTGAATATTAATTGCACTGGTATCGACACTAATGATAAATTGTTACTGACTCATGAAAGTGTATCATATATAAAACATGATTTTGAAATACCACACAATCAAAAATTTGATATAATATGGAGTCATGATAGTTTTCAATACGCAACGAATCCGTTGCTAACATTGCGTAATTGGCATGATATGTTATCAGATAATGGCATGTTAGTATTAATAGTACCAAGTACAACAAATATGGAATATAATAAGTTGGCATTTTCCCAACCTAGTTTTCATTATTATAATCATACATTA